GTCTGACGCAAGGCCTCCCGGGGGTCACCCCCTAGGGGGTATCCGGCTCGAAAAAATAACAAGACGCGCGATTTTAATTCGTTTTTTAATTCGTTCACGCGGTTGTCAGCGTTGACAGCGACGCGCGAACGAAAGCGAAACGAAAAAGTTTTCGAGACGAGGAACGAACGTGATCGGCAACACGAAGCGAACAGCGAGAGCGAACAGCTGCGAGCGAACGAACGCGAGCGCCCCATGCCGTCCTGCTGTTGTTCATTGACTCAGGTTTTGTTCCAGTGTTCGCGCATGCGCTGTGAGTTGGCGGCTCCGGCTGCACGGTTGCAGTGCGCGTGTTCGGGTCCGGTCCACGCGTCGCGTGAATCGTTGTGTCCAAGATCCCAACATTGGCCGGGTAGGATGGGGTGCCCACACCGGGGACAGGTGATGGTCTCTCCTGCCGCCATGCACCGCCACCAGCGTGCACGCTCCCGCTGATGCGCACTGCCGTAGCCTCGCTGTGTGCTGCTGCCGCGCTCATGGTCGCGAGCGCGCTTGTGCTCACTGCAGTAGCGGTCACCGTTGGGTATGAGTCTCGGGCAGCGGGTGTAGGCGCAGCGTCGCATATGCCCCACACTCCCCTGCCGGTTTGATTGTGTCCGTGGTTCCGGCCGTGTGCCCCGGTCAGCTCGACCGGCATGCGGGTACCCCTACACTTGGGCCGGCGCGGCGACCGACGCTTGGGCGGGTGCCGTCGACACACGGGCCGGAACCACGAAGAATTGGAAGGAACGGGGCGTCCCCGGTGAGCGCATGCACATGACCCATGGCTGGTTGGGACGCCCCTGAGCAGATCCCCTATGGGGCACCCAGAGAGAAGACAGTGGCGAGCGGTAGAAACTTGTTGTTGACCCACTACTCCCACTGCAAAATATTGTGACACTTTTACCCTACGAACACCTAATCGCGTTTTACGCCGACGGTGAGCCGGTACACGTCGCTGTACCGGTAGGTCGGACGGTGCTGGCGCGTGTTCGTGGCGGCGTGCAGTTTGCCACGTTTCGCCCACTGTCGAATCGTGTTCGCACGCACGGGTATCCCGCAGTTGGTGAAGACTCGTGCGATCTGCGCGGCGCTCCCGTGCCGTTCGTCGTCCCAGCACAAGCGTTCCAAGGTACGCAGCTGGATGGTGTGTGTGTCCGTGGTGGTGCCGCACATGCTGCAGGTGACCGACTGTTGTCCGTCAGCCGCTTGCAGCATGACGCCGCACAACGGGTTCGGGCAGTGTCCGATGTCCCGCATATTGGGTGGGTCGAGTAGATGGTCGGCGGTTTGCATGAGGTGGATTGCGTCGCGCATGTACATGCCTGCGCAGGTGTTGGTGCTCAGGGTCGAGGCGCCTGCGTCAATGGTGAGAGTGCCGATGGCGTCCTCGTAGGTGGCTTCGTGTTCTTGGTCGGGCATGCCGAGCAGGGTGCGGCGTAGCTCGTACGAGTAGGTGGTGATGTCGTCGATGAGGTCGAGCACGGCGAGCCTGATCGGTGTGGGTGGTGTCGCGTTCAGGGTGCGTGTGGGTTCGTGTCCGCCGTAGTGGATGGTGGAATCGAGCATGTCGTGCAGTGGTTCGAGTGAGGCGGCCAAGCGTAGCAGGGTGAGCGCGAACCGCACCTCACAGGACGGGCAGAGTGTGTGCTGGTCGTCGATGGGTTTGTGGCAGTTGGTGCAGGGCGTGATGTCCGGCATGGTGTGCATTTGCGTTTCCTCTCCGTTCGGGTAGTGTCGGAAGCGCATTGTGTTGATGCTGGGCCGGCGGTTGGTTATCCTTTCCCCCCGCCGGCTATCTTTTTTCTTTTTGGTCAGCATGGCAGCGTGTCCTGTATTGGGTCGAGTGTGGACGCCCACGGATCCGCGCCGGGTATGGGAGTGGAGTGCGGCAGCCAGGACAAGTCTTGACCATGCTCGCTTTTCGGTAACGGTTTCCACCCTCTGCTGCTGATTGGTGGCTGCGTGCAGTCGTGCATGGTGAGGTATTCGCCGTGCGGGGTGATGCCCAAACCACCGCAGACGGTGGATAGGACACCGCCTGCGGGCGTGCGTTCGACCCTGACGAGGGTGCGGTTGAGGATGATGGCGACGGTCAGGTCATCACCGGTGATGATGCCCGCGTCCCATTTGTCCCATTGTGTGGCACCATGCTGTTCGATGCACCACCGGCCACACCCCGAACATTTAACTGGAGTGAGTTTCTGTGGATTGCGGTCGGGTGCGATGAGCCGTAGCCATACTGGTTTACGCTCGCCCATCAGTAAACTCCGGGCGTGCATCGAACGTGTTGTGGTCGATGGCTTGTTCGAGTTTGATGCACAAGTCGAGTGCATGGTTCCACCCGTCCTCCCATGCGAGCATGAGGATTTCCTCGGGGCTTTTGCCCTGCAGGTCGAGACGTCGTATCGCCTTGACACACTCATCACGCTTGTCGATTCGATGGCTCATAATGCCATTCCCCTGTGTTGTTGGATCCACTCGTAATGCATGTCGATGACACGTGTCCAGTCCACGCGGCGGCCGTCAACACCCATGCTTCGCGCGAGCCTCGCCTGTTTTTCGCAGTCCTCGCACATCACATACTGTTTCTCGGCGATCTGCCGACTGTAGAGCGAGAGCGTGGCTCCGCAATCGCACCGGCAGCGCCACAACGCGCCCGTCGACCTACGCCGCTTATTGAACTGTTTGTGCAGGATCGTGACGCCTTCCACGTGGTCGCCGGGTTCGAGATTCGTCACGCTACGCCTGATGTGGCCCACGTTCCACCTCCTGAACTTGAAGCATCATGGTTTCGAGATCGGCGGCCATGTGCGCCAGGGAGCCGACACGCAGATGCGCCCAGAAGTCACGCGCACCCGCATGGTTGACCTGTTCGAGTTTGCGCAGCAATCGGTAGCGGCGGCTCATCCACTGCGCCGGTTCGCAGACGGTACTGTTGAGGCGCTGGGCTTCGCGCTCCACATACCATTTGGCTTTCGCCAAATCCTCGAGCGCGTGGCCTTTGGATTGGTGGCGCCACACGTACTTGATCGCGTTGCCCAAACAAAAATCGTAGAGTTCGGTCAAATTGATGCACTCGAATGGTCCGCGCTCGTAATGCCGCGGATGGTGCACATTGTCGATCATGCTGTATGTCCTTTCGTGTCGAACTTTTGTTCGGATCTCAGTTGAGTGTTTTGGTGAGGATCTCTTCGAGGATGGGGACTGGCATGGTGTTGCCTGCCTGCCGGTAAAGGACGCCGTTCATGCAGCCAGGGCGTGTGGGGTTCGCAGCCAAAGCGGCTTCATAATCCGCGTCGGCGAAGCCCTGTAAACGCCAGCATTCACGTTCGGTCAGGTACCGGTAGCCGTGCCCGGTGTCGATGACACCTGAGTTCGGACAGCGCATCTGCGACGTCGTGATGGTCTGCGCCATGTCGGTGATGACTGGCACGTATCCCCTGAAGCGTCCACTTGGGGTGCCGATCTTGTCGAGCATGCTGGGTTGTCGCACTTGGTATTGCCGAGCGTTCACGTTGGGTTCGAGCAGATCCATGATGGGTGTCATGCTGCGATGGGCGAGTGTGGAGAAGTCAAACGGCTTGCCTCCTAGGGTGCTGACCGTGAACACGCGCCGCCGGTTCTGCGGCAGTCCGAAGTCCATGGCATTCAGCGTGTCGCACGCGTTCCGGTATCCCATGTGGCGCATGGCTTCCAGATATTTCTCGAAGTTGTGGCGCATATGCTTGCTGAGCACGTTTGGCACGTTCTCCCAGATGACCAAGCGCGGCCGCCATTCGCCCATCGCACGAATGATGCGCAACGTCTCCCACATGAGGCTGGAGCGTGTGCCCGAGTCCGGGTCGGCGCCCTTCTGGTGGCCGGCGATACTGAAGTCCTGGCAGGGGCTACCATGGACAAGCACATCGGGTGTGAGGTTCCAGCCGCGCACGTCCTGCGCACGATACTCAAGCTCACCGGCGAACATCGCATTGTACGAGCGGACGGCTTTCGCGTCGATCTCCACGTAATCGATGCTTTTGACCGGCACACCAAGATTGCGCAGCGCGCACCGTGGGGCGCCGATTCCGCCGAACAGTTCCAGAATCTGAATCATGTGCCCACTTCCGTCATTTCGTGGCCCACAAGTCGGTCATCATCGCGCTGATGGTAGCGGTCGTCCGTGCGATCGCCATGAGCTGGCCCGCACAGTACAATGCCGCGTCCTCGTCCACACGAGGGTCGACATCATCGGTCACTGCGGCAGCCTGCTCATGCAGCGCGTCGAGTATGTCCTGCAGTGTGTGGATGCGTTCGGAAACGTTCGTCGCCATCACGCCCTCCCCTGTGTGCTGTTGAGTTGACGCATGATGCTGCCCCAGATGGTGCGGATCTCCGCATCATCCAAACCGCTCGCACGCCCACGCTGATACAAATCGAGCTCGATGGCGGTCAGGTTGTCCTGATGGTTGATGGCACGCCCGTACGCCCACGCATGCAGATCATTGTTCCGACTGCCGGGCGGTATAGGTGTCATATCCGGCTGCGGCTCACCACCACCACCGCGCTTCATAAGCTGGGCGAGCGACGGTGAACCTTTAGGCGTCTCCCGCACGTAACCATCGTGGGAGAACACGGGTTGCATGGGCTGCTGCGGGTCGTCGAGCACATAGCCGGGTGTGACGGTCAACCACCGGCACATGTCCAACGAAAGCTCGGGAATGCCGGTCTCACCGGGCACGTCGAGCAGACGGTAATCGCCCGACTCCACATGCGAACCCGCACCGATCACGTAACCCTTGCCGTCCACACGCAAATCGATGGGCATACCATGCGGGTGCGCAGCGTTCTTCAACTTTCCGGCCAACACGTCGGGCACACGGTAATAGGCGTGCACACCACCGGACGGCGTACCCACAAGATACGTCGTGGGGAACGCGGCGGACCCATACCGTCCGACCTGCTGGTTCAGCAGCGTCCACCCCGTGTCACCCTGGTCGGGCACGTCCATGTCCACAACCACGTAGCCTTCGCGCGGCACAACCGCATACGCGGCCGCATCCGAGGGGCGTTGCGACGTGTCCACGTTCGGCGAGGCGGCCAATTGTTTCCAATCCCTGGCGACCTTGCGCGCGTCCGCACGCACATAGTCGCATGCGAACCCGAACACGTCCGGTGTCTCCACCACGCCATCAATCGGCGCAGGCGGCGGAGCCACCACATCAGTGATGACGCTCTCATTGACCGCGTTCAGATACTGCTCGTACCTGTCCCAGTCAGCGACGCGCACCACACGCTGCTGCGTAGGCCCAATGGCCTTGCTCGTCGCATTCTTCAAGCCGAGCAGCTGCAGCACACCATCGTCGATACTGCGATGGAACTCAGCACGATAACGCTCACGCGACGCGACCGGCTGATTGAACCGTTCACGGTTCGCTTCGATCTCCGTGATGAGCCAATACATCTCATCGCTGATCTGACGCGCAGGCGACAGGTTCACAATCTCCGGCGTATCACCCTCATGCTCCCACAGTTCACACGAGAGCGCGAAAAACGCCGCAGGATGCTCATGCGCGAACAGTTCGATGGCGTGGTATTCGTCATATGAACGCCCGTTGTTGGCATGGAACTCGACCTTGACGAAACGCCTGCGGTCGGAGCTCTCGCTGGAATCCGCGAACCCCTGATTCGTGAGCAGGACGATGGTGGCGCTGGGCGTGACCGTATGGTATTTGCCACCCTGCACGCGCGCCTGCATCGGCGTACCGGTGGACAGTGCACGCAATGCGGGCAGCATGTCCTCGCTGACCGAACCGGCTTCATCGTCATAGGCGAAGCTCATGCCGTCCATCGCGTCCGCCATGCTCTCCCGGTTCAGGGTGAAGCCGCCGACCTCGCAGAACTGCGTCGTGTTGAACGCCGGAAACACCTTGCCGACACCCAACGTGTTGAGCACAACCTGCGAGAGCACGAGGCTCTTGCCATCACCACCATGCCCAGACAGCACGTATGAGAGTTGTTTGAATGGTTCGAGCCATGGAGTCGCGAACATACGCACGAGATTCTTGTAGGATTTTTCGTCCACGGTCAGCCAGCGGCAGATGCGTTCCGCCTGCTGCACAGCCTCACGGCTCATGCCACGCGTGTCGAACGTCTGTGTGACCGCAAGGTCGGGTTCGTCACGCACCTGCACCACACGGCCGTCACGGCGCACCCACACGCATGGGTCGATACGCACGCCACGCTCAACCTGCGCGAACCATTGCACGCGCTGCGCCTCGCGCACGATCGCCGCACTGTATCCTGGCTGCTGCGCGGTCGGACGGTCGATGCAGTATTCCGCTTCGATGCTTTTGACCGGATGCCAACTGTTCAGGGTGCGGCGTTCGCCGGGGTGGTCTTCCATGTCGGTGTCACGCCGGTAGAGACGGTGTTCGCTCGGGCACCAACGCAGGTGCCCTTCGCGCAGATCCCAGATGGCTTTCTGGTATCCGGCATGGATGATGGGTGTCTCCGGTCCATTTTTCGTGGTTCGGGCAGTGACGAGCTGCAAGGATTTGCCGGTGATGGTGCGCACGACGTTGCCGTCGTTTGGTGGCGTGAAGGTGAGCTGCAGCTGGTTGAAGATGAGGGGGTAGGCGGCGGGCAGTCCTTCGACTGCGATTGGCTCATAGGATTTGTAGTCCATGATGCACACCTTTCAAGGGTGTCACCAAGGCTTACGTCTATCACTCCTATATACATATATTAATAAAAACAACCAATATATATATATATAGTGTATGTTGCGTAAGACGTAAGCCTTAAGTGACTTTTGGGTAGTATTTCAACGTTTTCAGAGTGGCTAGCTACGTAAGACCATGTAAGCCTTGTAAGAGTCTGGGTAAGACCAGTACAAGGGCTTACGTGTGTTTACGCATGTTTCGTCACCCTCAGAACTCCGGTTCGCTCGGTTCAGCCGCTGCCGCTGCTCGTCCTGGGACGCGCATGACGTCCACGGGTTGCACGCCCAGCAGGCGTGCGATCTCGTCGTCCGTCTTGCCTGCGTTGCGCAACTGGGTGACGGTCATCGGGTCGACATGCGCCTGTGACTGCTGCACGCCCTGCTGTTGCATAGGCTGCTGCGGAGCGTTTTCGGGTTGTGTGAACGAGACGGGCGGCTTGTGGTCGATGCGGTACTCGTAGAGTTTCGGCGCGCTCATGCCAGGCTGCGCCTGCCCCAAGCCCACGTAGGTCGCGGTGAACGTGTCACCCTCCACGGGGCCTTCGCATTTGGCTGCTTCGCAGGCTTTGCGGATGGCGTCCTGTTGCACGCCCCACATGTTGATGTAGATGGTGCGGCGTCCGTCATCGTCGGGCGCCTCCTGCAGGCTGGTTTGCACGGTGATGAGCGCCTCGTATTTCGGATTGCCCTTTTGTGAGAACATGGGTTTGCCGGTCCCGTATTCTTTTTTCTGTCGGGTTTTGATGTCCACGACGGTGCCGGTCACTATGGTGCCGGGCATGCTGTCCTTGTTGAACGCGGCTTTGCCACCGCCGCTTTTGAGGAGCTGGCCGAAGCTTGGCGCCGGCGCGGTTGGCTCCTCCTGTGGCGCGTAACCTTGTTGTGGCTGCCCGTATTGGGGCTGCTGGAATTGTGGCGTGTACTGGTTGTTCCATGTCATGACTGTTGTCCTTTCGGGTTTGTGTCAGTGGTTGGTTTATTGGTTGTTTGTGGCCGGTAGTCGGCCTGTGGGACGTTGAGGAGTGCGCGTGGCATGGCTGGCAGGTTGTCAGCCAATGCCCGTGTGTCCGCGTCCACGGTTTTGGTGCCGATCAGTGAGGCGAGGTCGGCGGGGTTTTTACGGGTGGCCTCGTCCCGGCAGTGGAAGCAGTGTTCTGGATTCCTGGGGAACGCGTTCACCCACTGTTCCGCGATGCTTGGCCCGTATTCGACGCGGATGCTGTCGTATAGGGTGAGGATGAGGCGTGCCCTGGCGAGTGCCCACTGGCCGGGGCGTGGGTCGAATGGGCACTCGTAGATCCATCCGGCGTCCAAGCTGGGCTGGTTGCGGGGCAAATAGAAGATGCATGAGGCGGCCACTGGGTGGGTGTGGCTCATGCCGATGCCATACAGGCTTGCTTGGATTTTGTATTGTTGGCTGGGTCCGTGGCGGCGCGCATCGTCCAGTGTGCTGTTGCCGACGATTTTCCAATCGCAGGTCGCGCTGTTGTGTTCGTCCCACAAATCGATGCTGCCGGTGATGGGGCGCGCGTCGGTGAGGTTGCCGACGAGCACCGTTCGCTCGGTCTCATACCCGTCCAATCCACCGAACATGCGTTCGAGTTGCGCGTGCACGCTGGTGCCGATGAACGGGAGCCATGCGACGTCGCGAATCTCCGCGCTGCCATGCCCGGTGAGTTTTTTCACGAGGCAGTGGAGGCATTGTGTGCCGAGCTCGCTCGGGCCGATCTCCCGCTGCAGGCTGCGTGGCTGGTTGGTGACCATGTCCACGATGTGTTCGCGGATCGAGGGCCATACGCTGGGCGCTGGGGCTGCCGGCATCCACTCGCCTGCCGTTGGCATGGGGTCGGGCAGGTGGGGTGTGTGCGCTGCTTGTTGGGCTTGTGCGACGGCGAGCACCGCCTGCGTGGTGGTGTCAGTCATCTGGGTTTTCCTCCTTTCCGGTGTCGTCGTGCGCGTATTCCGCGAGTTCGGTGGCCCGTTCCTCGCGTGCGCACCATTGGCAGATGCGCCAATGGTTGGCGATGTCGATGGCGGAGAGCCCGCACCCGCAGTTGGTGCAGTAGTCGTCGGGTTCCCACATGTCGATGCGTTCGTGGCCGGGAGTGTAGGATCCGTAGGTCATGACAGTGCCTCCACGATGCCGTCCGTGATCTTCTTCACGATGTCGCTCATGTCGGCGACGTTGAACAGGTACACGTCGCCGCTTTTCGACTTGTCGTACAGGAAGATCGCGTCGAATACGATGTTTTTGATTTTGGTTTCGAGGTGTTTCTCTGGGTGTTTGTTTTTGCTCATTTGATGGTGACCTTCCGTGCTCCCTGGCGGACGCAACCCGCTATGCGCGCACTGCCCTCGATCTTCTCGACCTTGGATAGCGCCATGGGTTTGAGCTCGTAGTATTCCGGGTATTGTTCGACGGGGAATTGGCCCATGAACTTCACGGGGTCGATGGTGCGGTTGCCGGCCGTGACGGTGAGGGTGAGGTCGCCCGCCTGGTATTTGCCGTCCTGTGTGTGGCGCAGGATGAGCGCGGTCAAATCGTTGATCTGCTGGTCGATGGCGTTTTTGCGCGCTTTGAGGTCGGCGAGTTGCAGGGTGGCCTGCGTCAGGTCGATGGTTTCCTCTGTGGTGGTCATGAGATGTGTCCTTTCTGAGTGTTTGGGTTGACGGGCAGGTAATACACTTTGTGGGTTGGGTTGGTTTTGCGGTGGGCGAGCATGCGGTCGTCGATGATGGTGAGCGTGTTTGGCGCCCCCAATGGTCCGCATGTGCGGCAGCACCCGAGATACGCCTTGTGTTTCGGCTGGCTCACTGCGCGCTCTCCTTTATTTGTGGTTGATGCTGGTGGGTTGGATTTTGATGCTGGTGTGCGGCTCGTAGAGGGTGCGCCTCCACGTGAGCGGGTCACCTGCGCGGCGTTTGCGCCATCCCCGCGCACCGATGGCCTTGTGGTCGGGTTGGATAAGGTGGGCGTGCAGTTCGTGGATCCACCGGTCGTCTGTGTAGGCGATGGTGTTGAGCGCGTCCTGGACGAGTTTGACAAGGTTGTCGATGTCGCGGGTTTTCCTGTCGGGCATCCAGAACGTGGCCGACAGTTGTATCGGCTCGTCGAACGGCGTGAACTCTGGGTAACGCGTTTTGAACTGGTCGCGGATGCGTTTTTCGGCGTCCTTGGTGCGTTTGGGGGTGATGCCCCGCCCTCCGTAGACGCGGGGACGCTCTTTGGGTATCGGCGTGCCGGGCACGCTGAACACGACGACTGGTGATCCCGGTATGGTGTGGTCAGCCGCGCTCATGGGTGCGTTCCTCTTCGCGTATCGCCCGATCCACGCTCATGCTGATCTTGTCGATGAGTGGGATGAGCGCATACGTGGCGAGTGGAATGTACACGAGCCAGCCGAGCATGTACAGCAGTGGTGTGTGGCATGCGCCGGGCCCACAGATCATGAGCAGGGCGACGATGAGCGCACCAATACCAGCGAACAGATGCTTAATGTGACGCATTGTGGGTCTCCTTGGCTTCGTCGATGAGCTTCTCGAATTGAGTGCGGATTGCCTGTATGGTTGCGAGGCGCGCATGCTCATTGTGGTTGTTCATTGTTTGTCTCCTATGTATTCGTGCAGGCTTTGTACGCTGATGAGTGTTTTGTTGCTGCCGCGTGGTTTTCTGGCGCGGATGTCGCCTGCTTGGATGAGCCGGTCGATGATGCGGAGGTCTTTGACGCCGAGTAAACGCGCGGCTTCCTGCTTGTCGACGGTGACGCGGTCTTCGGCGGCTTGATGGACGAGCCGTTCGAGCAGACGCGTGAGCTCCGCCAATGGCGTGGGTTCGAGCGCGCTCATTGTCCTGTTCCTTCCAGTGTGGGTTGGTTGAGGCCGTAGATGTAGCGGCGGATGAACCAGTTGAGGCCTTTGGTGGTGAACCGTGCGTAGGGTGTGCCGAGTTTGCGTCCTTCCTTGACGTATTGTTTGGCGACGAGGTAGCCGGGGCGGATCGCTTTCATGGTCGGACTGTTGCCTTTGGCTTCGATGTAGCCGGCGCCGCGCAGGATCCCGTAGATGGTGTCGCGGCTCATGGTGTGGTCGATGGTCTGCAAATGGCGTGCGGCTTGGGTGACGCTCATGGTGCCGTCCGTGCCGACGAACGCCTCTCCGAGCATCGCCAACGGTTTCACGGTCTCGAGTTCGCCTCGCTGGGTTTCGATGATCCTGTCCTTCTCGCGTACGGTGCGTTGGAAGATGCCGACCGCTTTCGCGAGGATCAGCTTCTCATCGTCCGTGTCGCTGATCGGGATGTACCCGCCTGTGCGGCGTATCTGCGGGAGCACCTCGCTGGTCACCCAATGTTTGAACTCGCGTGCCTGCGGGAGCTTCGAGGACAGGATGAGGCTGTAGAGACCAGACTCATTAATGAGGGTCGCTCCCCTCTGTCCGAAACTCGACGACGTTTTGTCGTTGAGTTTCTTGTCTTCGTTGTCGACATGCATCGCAACGGCTTTGTTTGCGTCGCTGTATCCGAGGACTTTGGCGACGTCCTTGCCGACGAACCACGGCTCCCCCTGCTCGTCGGTGAGCACGCGCACGGTTGCGCCACGGAAGTCGAACTGTGTAATCTGATTGGTGTCCATTTGGTGGCTCCTTTCATTTGGACTTGGCGTCTGCTGCGGCAGACGCTTTTTCTTTGTTGGCGGCGTCTACGATGACCTGTCCTGGGTTTTCGCCGAGCATTTCCGCTATGGCGATGAACTCGGACAGTCTCATGTCGGTTGATTTCAGTCGCTTGGCGGCTGTCTGTCGGCTGAGTCCGACTTCTTTGGCGATTTCTGTCTTCGGCACCTCATCGAGCAACGCCTTGACTCGGAGGCTTCTGATCGCCGAAGCGGCTGTGCTGTTTGCACGTGTTAACGTCATGGTTAAAAGATAACACGTGTTAACAGCAACACGCAAGTGTCACGGCGTGTCGTCACGTGTTATCATTTGGCGTATGGCTAGCAAGATTGAATGGACACCCCGCGATTACGCGGCAAGGGACATCATTGACCGTATGCTGTCCAAGACCGACCTCTCCTACCGTGACATCGAGGAGAAGCTCGGCGGGCAGGTTTCATACAACCGCGTCAGGGATATTCGGCTCGGCCGGCGTGCTCCGGTGCGACTGTCGGAGTTCATCGCGATCTGCGATCTGTGCGGGTACTCCACGCTCGAGGCCATAAGTGCTTTGATGATTCGCGCGAAGGAAATCGAGCAGGGCACGAACATTGAGGTCGATGAAGATGACCCGCAGTGGATTGCTGACCATCTCGACCAATTCGACATTGCTGCCAAGTACGGCGATACCGAGGCCGAACAGCAGGCATACGAGGATCTGCCATAAATCCAGTCCAAAAAGAAGGGAGAGGGGAATGTGGACACGATGGCGAGCGAAGGCTGCAACCATACCCATAGTGGTGTGACTGGATATGCGAACATCGTCGCAGACGGTCCCGCAAAAAGCACCGGCAGCACGCCAGGCACAACACGTCAACCGGTCATTACCCACAAAAACCACCACTTACTTTAAATACCTCAAGAAATAAACAGCTATAGGAGAGGAAGCATCATGGAAGCTTTTCTGCTTGGACTCATCG